CGAGATCCTGCCACCCAGCCTCAGCTAGCGCATGCTGCAGGGCCTGCAGATTTAGCCTGATGTGCGAGGGCGCCTGATTCTGCAGGCGGTCCACCAGCGGCTGCCATGGGCCGCTGATGACGCCGAGACGGAATTCCTCGATGCGGCGCTCAATGCGGTCCACTAGCCACGATTCCGCCCCGCTGCGGCTGGTAGCGACCATGATCTGTTTCGCCTCGGTCCACGGCGGCGTAGCCCCGGGCTGGAAGCGTGAGACGTCACGCCGCCGCAGGTACAGCGCCCCAGCCTGCAGGCCGCCCGCTTTGAACCAGTCCCACAGTCGCGCAGATTCCTCCGTCGTCATCTTGGGTGCATCTGTCCATAAAACATACCATCGTCGGTCATCTGACGGAATGGCGATAGCGTCGCGGTAGTTTGAAAACGCCAGCACCAGCGCCTGATTCCGCACCTGTATCGGGTGGGCGAATTTCCGCTGCACCGATAGCAGTTCCGGCGGCGCTGCAAGAATCGGTTTCAGTCGGTTTTCCAGCGCTCGCCTGTCGATAGCCTCGCTCTGCCTCAGTTCGTTGAAAATAATTACCTCGTTTTCGAGGTAGTAGCCCCATTGATCCTGTAATTCTGCGGTCTCAACGGATGCGCAATTGATTTTGTTTTCTCCGCCAATCGCGTACAGCAGCGGGGCGATCATCGAGTCTTTGCCTGCGCCAGGCACGCCGCCGATCAGGATGGCGTGGTTGACCTTGATTCCGGGGCGCTGCACTTTGAACGCAAAAGCGTCGAGCATGTGATTGCGCTCTGCCTCGTCGGGGATCAGTCGGGTTACGTGATCTAGCCACGGCTGCGGGTCGATGCTGGTGGTGATCTGCGGCCGTCCGTCGCGCCATTTGTTGCCGAAAACCTGCCCCTGATGCTCGCAGAGGTTAGACGCGCCAGGCGCATAAGTAGCGCCAGACAGTACGCGGGCGCCCATTGCGCTCCGATTTTCGTCAAAGCTGATGGACGCCTCGACCTTGCGCGCTTCGCCTTTGGCGTTGACGTGGATACTGTGGCACCGGACGCGCCGGTACAGCGCATTGAACGCGGAGCGGCTTACCTCGGTGCGCTCCACCAGATCAAAAAATCCGTCGTCCGGGACCATATAGGCCCAGCGCGCGTACCATTCTGCCGGTTCCAGCGTGCTGACGTCCCGCGCTGCGACTGCCTGCTCTGCGGGCGTTTCCGGTCCAGGCTCTGGTGTCGGCGGCTTCCAGAGCGCAGCGCGCGGCGCAATCCACGCCCGAGCGTCGGCCCACCGGGTCCACCCGCTGTCGGCGCAGTCCCATGCGTCAGGCTGGCCTGTGGGGTCGATTACCTTGACCTCGCTGGCGATAGGCGCCAGGATGGCCGCCAGGCGCTCCATAGCCTCAATGCCGGCAGTGTCAGCGTCAGGCCACAGCAGGATTTTCCGGTCCCGCAGGGTCTGCCAGTTCGCGCGGTTCAGCGCCTGCGCGCCACCGGGCCAAGTCGTCGAGACGTACGGACTGCCGGTCAGTCCCGCCGCCGCGTCGGCGGCTTTCTCGCCCTCGACCACCAGCACCGGATCCTCGGGGCGGGCCTCCAGTTCCTGCAGGCGGTACAGCGGTCGCGGGACGGGCCACTGGCCCATGCCCCAGCCGTCACTGCTGAATGTCCAGGGCACGATCTGCTTGCGCTCGCCAGGCGGGTCATAACGGGCGACGTAGCCCAGCACGTCGCCGTTGCCGTCGTAGTACGTCCATATCTGCGACGGGTCGCCGTATATGGGATGCCGGCAGTCGTGATCTGCGGCTTCGCTGGGGACCGGTGTTATTACCGTGCGCTGCGGTTTCGGAGGCCGCGCCGGCCTCGCTGGCGCTGCTGGCGTGCCGTCCAGTTGGCGGTACGCCTCGCCCAGATCGATCTCATGGATAGCCGCATACAGGTCGATCAGATCGCCGCCCTTGTCGCCAGCGGCGAAGTCGGCCCAGCGGCCGCTGAGTAGGTTAACGCTGCAGGAGTCGCCCTCGCCGCCGCTGAGGTCGCCGCAGACCCACTCATGGCCCCGGCGTTTGCCGCCAGGAAGCCACTGGGGGACCAGCGTGTCGGCGCTGATGAGCAGGCGCTGTGCGAGTGCGCTGAAGTCGAGTTTCGTTGTCATTTCCCCTCCAAAACCGCCGGATCAATCACCTCGGCGCCCGGAATCCTGCCGGCCTGCGCCTCCCGCGTCCGAGCCCGAATCGTCTCCTCGGCGCGGAACCGCTCGCTGTGCGTCACTGCGGCCAAAATGTCGATCATGGCGACCTCGAGACACCGCAGCGCCGCCAGTTCCCCGGCCCGCACCGCTCGCGTCCCCGTCGCCTGCTGCCTGCGGATGATCTCGGCGCAGGCTGCCTGCGCGTCACGGATCACGCCGTCAGGGTCGGACGCCAGGCCCATGCGCGTGAGTTCCTCGGCCAGGTTGACGGCATCGAAGATCGTGCCCCACTGCTGGCGCTGGGCCTTGCCCTTGGCCACTGCGTCGAGTGCGTCGTACATCTGCAGTGCCCAGACTGTGCGGTCGTCTTTGCTCAGCAGGGCAACGCCGTGGATGGCCATCAGGTGCGCCGTCGGGTTGATGCCGCGCGGGCGGTAGGAGGAGCGTTTTCTCATGCGTCCCCTAGCAGTCTGACGGCATCCTCGACACTGCGGCAAATTCCAGCCACGCCCCCGGCACTGCGGATGGTGGCGAGGAACTCCTCCTGTCCAGGCCGCATGCGCCCGGTGCGCGACTTGACCTCGATCGCCAGCGTGCGGCCGTCGCTCAGCACGCCCATGATGTCGCTCATGCCGCGCGCCGTGTTCGCGCGGATGTACCGCACAGACCCGTCCCGGTTGCGCTCTTGGAACGTCCCGCTGTTCTGCCGCCAGCACTGCGCCACCTTCGGATGGCGCTTCAACAGCGACATGACCGCTTTCAGAATATCCGCCTCGCTCGGCTCGCGCTGCTCTGCCGGCGAAGGGTTGCGCTTGGCCCGCGTCTTCGGGGCCGCCGGGATCGGCAGTTCGCGCCGCGGCTTGCCCCAGATAGCGGCGAGGGTGTCCTCGCTGCGCTGGTGGTCCTGCATGACTTCTCGCAGGGTGCGGCGGCCTCTCGTCGTCATGCTGCCATCCTCTTGCATCGATCCGCATACGCCCAGACTGAGGGCGCCTGCTCATACGCCTGCCGCGCGGTCGCGCCTACCTCCGCTTGGACCGTTACGCGGTACCACACGTTGTTTTTGTTGATCGCGTCCGCGACCACGAAACCGACCCGCTTCAGATGCAACAGGTATCTGTTGGCGGCGTTTTTTTGCACGCCCAAGTGGGCGGCCACGTTTGCCGTCGTCACCGGCTGGTAGTTCATGACGATGTGTAGTGCGTCTCGTTGTCTGGGGGTCACTTTGTCCTCCTGTCGGGGCCGCAAGTGTCAGCCCGCCACGCTGCCGCAGTCAACCCGCGCAGAATGACCCCGCAATTCTGTCAACAATAGTCACGGAGCGGCACAAAGTGGCATGATGCGTCGGCGCCGATGCGAGCGCGACACAGGAGTCCAGACAATGTACACGACAACCTACGGCCCGGGCGATGAAGCTACGTGGCCTACGTATCCTCCCGGGTATGCCGGCGATCACCCGAACGAAGCCGAGGCCCGCGACCACCTGCTGGCCTGCCCAGCAGACTGGCAACTGTGGTTCAGCGTTGTCTCGCAAGCCCGCGAGGGCGCCGCGTTCGACGTCATGAATGTGCGCGAGGAGGACATGTCGGCGGCTCACGCAGACGTCCTGTTGGCGTGCCTGTTTGCCGGCACCCGTGCGCAGGCCGACGCGGCTCGTTTCGAGCTGCAATCGCGCTTCTTGGCGCACAACGAGCACCGGGTGCAGCAGATCGCAGACGCGATGTTCGCCTGCAGCGAGCCTGAGTTCTATGACGATTTCTGAGGAGCGGACATGTTCACCAACATGAGTTTTCACGGCATCGTCGGCGTAGTTGCCACGAAGCGCACCAGTGCCAACGGCCACACCTGGCGGCACATCATCCTGACCGATTCCGAGGAGAACGAGGTCAAGATTTCGCTGTTCCCTGCGGCAGAGGGCAAGCCCGAGCAGATCAGCATCTTTGACGAGGAGATGGAATGATCCTCGAAACCGCAACCCAGCGCGATGCCGACAGGCGGCGCACAAAGAATTTGGAACAGCAACCGATTGCTTGGCTAGTTCATGGCGGATGCCTTTACAAGACAGAAAAAGGTGCGCGCGAAAAGGCAAAAAGATGTTATGGCGCTGCGGTCTATCCGCTTTATGTGGACTTTCCGCCGCGTGAGTGGCAGGGATTGACGGAAAAAGAGATCCAGTCAATCCACGACACCTATCACAAACGCATGGGCCCGCAAGAATTTGCCCGCTCCATCGAACAAGCACTGAAGGAGAAGAACGCATGATCCTCGAAACCGCAGACCAGCGCACTGCCGACTGGTACGCCGCCCGCATCGGCAAAGCCACGGCGTCCCGGTTCAAGGACGCCATTGCTACCAAGAAGCAGACTGAAAAGCAGAAGAAAGACAACGTGCCCGGCGACCCCATGCAAGCGCAACTTGACTACCTAACGGAACTCGTCGTCGAGCGCCTGACGCAGCAGCCGGTGCAGCGCTACGCCACCGCCGCGATGCAATGGGGCACCGAACAGGAGCCCGCAGCGCGCGCAGCCTACGAGCGCGTCACCGGCACCAGCGTTGAGGAGACGGGCTTCATCGCCCACGACACCCTGCTGGCGGGCTGCTCGCCTGACGGCTTGGTGGACTGGGATGGGCTGATCGAGATCAAGTGCCCATACAAAAGCTCCGTTCACATTGAGACGCTGCTGCGTGGCATGCCCGACGAGCACCGCGCGCAGGTACAGGGCCAGATGTGGATCACTGGCCGCCAGTGGTGCGATTTCGTCTCCTTCGATCCCCTGATGCCTGAGCCGCTGCAACTGCACATTCAGCGGATCAACCGTGACCCTGGCTTCATTGCCGACCTGGAAGCCAAGGTTACGTCTTTCCTGCAGCAGGTCGGCACTCAAGTCGAGGCGCTGCGGCGTCTCGCGGAGCAAAGAAAATGAGCACTGAGAAGCCCAGGCGGCCCTACGTCCGCACCGTCAAGGTTTACGTCGTGAGCCACCCCGACCACATGGACCGCCTGATCCGCGCCATCTCCGGTCCAGAGGCGATCCGCTACGCATCGTCGGGCTACGAGGCCAAGCTCGCCACGCAGGACGACATCATCGCCCTGA